TATCTCGGCATTGTTGCCCTTGATCCGCACTTGGCTGGCGGAATCGGTCACATCCACGCCGTTGAGCCTGAACCACAGATAGAATTCCTCGTCCGTCGCTACGGTCGAGTCAAGCTGGATGGAGGTCTGGAAGTTGTAAATGCCCTCTGTGTCCACATAGACCCGGCTGGTCACTACGCTGTCAACGTAGACGCCCTGGCTCAACTGCGTGGAGTTGTAGGTGATCAGCTTGGCCGTGTTGATGGCCGTGGCGGTCTGTATCGTGGTGTCGTAAAACGAGCCATACCGCGCCCGCTTGAACTCACGCGGAGGCGGTGCCAGCGCCAGCAGCTCCACGGCCTGCGTGAGTGCTGAGATAGCATCGAGCGCCTGCGTGGCCTTGGCCTCCAGCACTGCCGCCGTGACGGCCGTGTCTTGCTCCAGTGCCGCGATAGACCCGATGGCCTGCGTTCCCTTGGCCTCGGCAATAGCGCAGCACAGCGCGGCATCTTGCGCCAACTGTGCGATGGCTTGCAGCGCCTGCGTGGCCCGATCCTCAGCCGCGCCGGCATTGATGGCCGCCGTCTGTGCAATCTCGGCCAGCGACTGGAGCGCTTGGATGGCCTTGTTATCGGCCTGCCCTGCCAGGATTGTCAGGTCATCGATAGTCGTCGGTGCCAGTGGCTCAACCGTGGCAAACAGGTTCTCAAACGCCCGGATCATCTGATGGTCGGGCAGGAACTCCGCAAGCTGTTCGCGGGTCAGTTTGAGTGGTGGCGAATACTTTGAGCCGGCCATCAGTACGCCAGCCCTTCGGCAGTCACTTCAAGGCGCAGGAAGGCCACATGCGCGTCACTGTCGCCACGGAACCGCTGCATCCGCATATTGCGCATAGCCCCCATGCGGAACCAGACCAGCCGTTTGTTTGTTTGGCCGATGCTGCCGACACGGATGCTCTGCTCCTGACTCCACGTCAGGCCGTCGAGCGAGTAGCTGGTGGCGATAAACGGATCTTGCCCCAGCGCTACGCGACCCGGCAGGGCCACAAGCTCCATCTGGTTGATGATGGTGCCGAGGCTGTTGTTGTAAATGATGATCGTGCCGAACTCCCAGCGGACCTTCTCGCCCCAGTGCGTGCCGATGGTATCCACGGTGCGGCCGATGGTAGTGGAGGTCGGATCTTCGACGTTCCAGCGGTCATAGCACCAGACGTATGCCTCGGCTTTGAACCGGGCCAGCCCTTGGACGGCCGTGACCATCTTGAACCATATCGGCTGACCCAGCACCTCGGAGGCGGCAGCGTCGAACACCAGCGTCTGATCTGGCAAATGGAACATCAGATGCCGGTGCGCCCGGTCGTTGCGGGCCTCCAGCAGACAGCCTGCCAGTGTGGCCTCGCCGTAGCCCAGCAGGATCTCGTCAATTTCCTGCGTGCTGATCTTCTGCGTGTTGGCGTTCTGCGCGACGTAGATGCCCGGCGCTTCATTGCGGCCACCACCCACAAACGCGATGGCATCGAGGAACACGCAGCAGGTATGCGTGCCGATGGTGCCTTTCTGAATCTGCGCGCCGTCCACTGGTTGGAAAGGAAACTGTAGCGTCGAGCCTACGTTCTCAAACACTTCGATGGTGTAGCGGTTGAGCGCGTTGGCTTCATTGCGGAGCTTGATCAGCGCTTTGATCGGATCAGGGTCAAGCTCGTTGGACGCATAGGCGAACGGCAACACGTTCAGCGGATTGAGGATATCCGTCACCACCAACGCTTGCCCGTCCGTGGTCATGAAGTAGCCGTCGATCCAGATGACATCGAGGACAGTGCCTAGATTCGGGTCTGTCACCTGCGTGAGCGCTGCGCCGTCCCAGTAGAACAGGTTGCCACCAGAGGCGATAGCAAGGCGGTCGAACGAGTAGGTCATCGTGACATAGCCAGTCCCGCCAACGTCGCCCAGGATCGAAACAGAGCCGTCCTGTGCGATGCTTACGAGCTTCGTCCCCATGACGCGGTACAGCTCGTCATTCCAATTGATGCCGCCACGCCCGATGCCTGGACCAGTGCCGTAGCTCACCAGTCCATCGGTCGGCCGCAGAAACTCATTCGACACGCCGGACTGCTTCGGCACCGGCATCATGTTGACCGGGTAGCTCGTTCGCAGGTCCGGGCCGTTGTCGCTGTAGATGCCGGATACAATCGGTATTTGTGGCATGGTTCACCTGTATCGGGCTGTTTTCTTTGCAATCTTCTTGGGCTGCTTGGACACCTGCTTGCCGGCCTTGGTGGCCTCGCGCTTGGCTCGCGTCGTAGCAGCGTATTCCTGTGGACTCAGCGCCTCGCGGGCAGCTTTTGGCAAGTAGCGCTCGCCTGTGGCCTTCGGGCCTTGCGTCGATGGCTTGCCGGAGCGTGTTCCCCATTCCTCGCCGGTCCACTTGTTCAGCGACTTTTGCGCTTTCGTCTTGCCGCCCGTGTATCCACCGCCAGCTTTCTCGTATTCCTGCGCCACGAGCTGGGCCTTCCTCGCTGACCACTGGCCTGCCTTGCCGCCTTTGGTGCCGGCCATGACGCGCTTCTTGATGCGCTCTCGCAGTGCGGTGTCGGTGTAGGCCATGGCTTACTCGGGGCAGTTCCAGCGTTTCAGGGATGCGGCCTTGCGTGTCGGCCGCCCTTTCTCGTCCTTCATCGGGCCGGGCATCCCCGACATACGAGCGCAAAATGATTCCCGCCGCGCCTTGTCCTTTTTGGTCTTTGGATTCGGCGCTGGCGGTTTCAAGTTGCTGCCCGTCTCGCGGTTGTACTTCGCCCGGCCCTTGGCAGTCAGGCCCGCGCCTTTGGAGACGGGCAGCTTTTCGCCGCGTCCGACTGAGAGCGAAGGGCCTTTTTTCTTTTTGGCTGCCATTACGCCACCACAGCGCCGTACAGTGAGACCACCCACCAATCAGTGCCGAGGAATTGAAGCGTTACAGCCTCGCCTAAGTTGTTGAACGTAATCGTTGTGCCATTGCCAAAGTTTGCAGGCGTCAAAACACCAGTGTCGGCACCAGCAGTTTCAGCAACATAGACGATTGTTTTCAACTGACCGACAACACCGTCGGCAAGCGTCAATGCGTTGCCTGCGGCAGTAGAAGAAAACGCCGTGGTGTTGGTGACAATATCAACAGCGCCAGGGCCGCTCAGTAATTGAACGCCTGTTTTCATCCAATTGATCGCCGGACTATTAATCGTCGGGCTATTCAAAGTAGATGTTCCAATCGTTGCGCCACTGATTGTTGGGCCTGTTCCGAATACAAGCGCACCGCTGCCTGTTTCATCAGTTACGGCAGCCGCCAAATTTGCACTGCTCGGCGTTGCAAGAAATGCTTGCACAGCAGCATTGATGCCAACCAAGCCGCTGCTCAGGTTGTACCAAGAATTGGACGCTTGATAATAACGGAACGTGACCGCTGCGCCTGCTTCAAGCGTCGTGATTGTTCCGTAAATTTGTGCTGCGCCATTGATGGCAATGGTCATTGCAGTGATGTCTTGCGTGGTGCTGATTGTCACCTCAGTACCATCAGGCGTGCCGGTGTTGAGTGGCAGCGTGACAGTGCCAGCCGCCAGCGCACCAGCAGGCTGAATCAGAATCCACTGCGCCTGAGACACCGGAGCCGGGATGGCGTAGTTAAAGCCTGTTCCCGGCGTGATGAACGTCGTGGCGACCGTAGGCGCGGCAAAGGTCTGCTGGAAGTATTGCAGCAGTGCGCTGATCGGCAGACGGCGAGCGTCGCCGTTGTTCGGCGTGTAGACCGGCAACTGGTCGCCGGCACTTACTTGATTGAGTAGCGGGAGCTGATTGATGTACGGCATGGCGGGCCTCAGTTCTGGTTGTATTGCAGCCAGCCGTCAGGGCCAGCGTCCACCGGATCAACCGGACGTTGTACAAAGGGCTGGTCGATGTTCCACGGCTTATTGCCTGCACCGACCGGCAGCGTATCGGGAAATTGTTGCTCAGGCGGCACAGCAGCGCGGGAGAGCAGCGTGTTATAACCTTGGCGTGCTGTGGCCTTTGTCTCGGCCATGACAGCGCGGCCGTAACTTGGCGCGAGCTTCACAGCGAGGTTACAGATGATGGCCTCATTGGCGCTATCAGGCACCAGCGTTTGTTCGCTGAGGCTGGAGTCCTGCGGGCTGTTGGGCAGCGGGTAGCCGAGACGAATGCCCTTGGCGTTCCATTCGGCCATCATCGCATCGAGGCGACGCATGGCGCTCTCAAGCTGCTGCGGCTGGAGGTCGAATGTGTACGACGCCAGACCGATTTCCTCAAACGCAGCTTCGATAAACTGCCTTTTGCTCCAGCCCATTTAGCCCTCCAGCGCTTCGTTGATGCGCCTCAGCAGCAGTTTATCACCCGTCCGACCGTCGAACTTGACGCCCAACTCGCGGGCCTTTTCCTCAAGCTCTGCGCGTGTCGGCGGCGCGTTGTCCTCGGGTACAGTATCGACCACTGGAGCCTCGGCTTCAACAATGGCGGCCGCCTGTGGTGCTTCCTTTGGTGTGACGCCTTTGGATGCAGCCACAGCGGCCTCAAGGGTCGGATGCCAGCCCCGGTCGAGGCTGTTGGCCAGTGAGCGCTTGTCAAACACCTCAAGCACGCTGTAGGTCGTCCCCGACTTGAGCCGGATCTTGCCTGGTACCTTGTAGAGTGTGTGCTTTGCGCCCATAGGTCACATTCCTTTTTTGGTCTTGGTCATCTTCTTTTTCGGAGCCTTTGAAGGCTTGCCGGCTTTCATGGCAGACTGGCGAGCTTCTTCAAGCGACATGGCAATAGCTTGCTTTTTTGGCTTTCCGCGCTTCATTTCCATCGAGATATTTTCCCCGATGGTTTTGCGGCTGTAGCCTTGTTTCATAGGCATTATTTCATCCCCTTCTTTTTGCCGCCTTTGCCCTTAGGCTTAGACATTCCCGGCTTGGCGCTGCATGAGCTGGACTTCTTCATTGTAGACACTCCCAAAAGTAGCGAGGGGCCGAAGCCCCCCGCGCTTTGCATCAGGCGATGCGGTAGGTCACGAACGTATCGGCCGCAGTCTTGCGAGTGCGGAAGATGGCAGACGTGGAAGCAGCAACAACGGCTGGGCCGCTGATGTTGTTGCCAGAAGCTGCGTTCGTGATGGTCACGGTGTCGGTACCAGCCGCTGAGTTGTTGATCAATACCCAGTCGAAGTATTCATCAATCGCAAACTGCGATGCGTCGTCCATGTCTGCGCCATCGGGCAACAGAACGGCGATGGTAGCACCAGTGGCCTGCGTCGTGGTGACGATCCCGCCCATGACTTCGGCAGTGGTCAGCGTGCCGGCAGTGTTCTGTGCGGAAGGCGCGCCTTGATAGGCAACGCCAGACACCACAGGAGCAACGCCGATGCTGTACAGCAGGTCGCTTGAGCCGGGGCTCAGAACCAGCGTAGCGCCACTAGCGTAGGGGCCAAGGATCTCGTAGCCGCTGAAAGTGGCCTCAAGATCTTCCTGCACCGGGTAGTTGGGATAGCCAACCAGTTCAAACACCTGAGCCTGAGCCAGGCTGTAGAGTGCGATGGACTGGCCAGCGGTGAGGGTAACTTGAGCGCTACCGTTTGCGTATGCAATAGAGTTAGACATTGTTTTGTCTCCCTTATGTCAGATCAAGGCTGGCCGAAGATCAAGATACCGGACATTTCGGGTTGCTTGTTCACAACGCCGAACAGAGTGTCGAGACGGTATTTGATGTTCATGTTGTTGATGTCGTAGAACTTCTGCATGACCAGCTCAATGCCCTGATCAGTCGTTCCGCGCATGACAGCCACACCAGCGTCAGCAGGTACTGCATAACGGCCGGGCAGGATTTCAAGCGCATCGCGCTGCCAGAACGGGTTGATCGTGGTGGCGTTGGCGTTCAGCCAGGTGATGCCAGCGGCAGCGTTGGGCGCAGTGACAACCACGTTCTGGTATTGCAGTTCTGCATCGGTGCCGCCTTGAGCGGAAACGATGGCAGGGCTGATAACCATCTGCGTGCCGTTGACGATGCTGATGACCCGGAAGGTCTTGTCGCGGCCAGTGGACTGCTTGGTGATGTGGTGTACAGCTTCCACGTCCTCGATGGTGAACGCGTCGCCCGGAGCGATGCCGACCGTGTTGGAAACGGTGACAGTCTGGAAACGGTTGTCCACGTTGGAGATTTCGCCAGTAACAGCAACCGAAGTTGCAGTGGGCACCCAGAAGTTACCACCGGCAACGGTCGTGTTGATCGTGGTGACACCACCAGCAGCGGCAGCCAGACGGTTGGCGTAGTCCATTTTGAACGTCTCAAAGCCAGCCACCATACCGACGAAGCTGCGCTCGTAGGCGTTGTTGGACTTGTTGCCGTTGAACGAGCGAGCGCCAGTGCCTGCGCCGGTAGCGATGTTGCCAGCCAGGCCGTTGTAATCACGGCTGGAGAGCGCCAGGCTACGGTCGAAGTTGGGAACGCCTTGCTCGTTCATGAGCGCGTCAGCTTGGGCTACGTCGTCGTAGTCGCCAGCACCGCCAGTAATGGGAACTACCAGCGTGCCTTGAGCCGAAGCGACGTTCAGCATTGCGACGTTGATGTCGGAAGCCAGCTTCTGCTTGGCGCTCTCGCCCAGGCGTTGCTCTTGCAGAGCGTCGCGCAGTTCTTGAGCGTTCATGATCCACGGCACTGAACGGCTGAAGCCGATAGTGGCAGGAACAGAAAGCTGCGTGTAATCAACGAAGTTGGCCGTCATGTCAGTGCCTGAGAAGGACTGGCTGATGTACGGCTGTGGACGCCAGATGACGTTGTTGGTGCGAGCCATCATCGTCTGGTCGGTGTTGTAAACCGACACGTTCTTGCTCAGGACGAGAAGGTCGTTAAAGCCTTCAAGGATGTCTTCAAACGCTACGCGTTCTTCTTTGGAAAATGAGTTTGCCATGGTGTGGCGCTCCTAAAATTGATTCAGCGTTTTGCCTTCTGCTGGCGCTTGTAGGCCATGACTTTCGAGAAGTCACCGGTCCTTTCCGCATCAGCCCGCAGGCGTTCAAGGGTTGAGTCCACGGCACCGGATACTGGCCCGGTTCCCCGGACTGTTTTCTCTGGCGGCGTGGCCGCTTTACGGTTTTGAACTTTCAATTGCGTCTCCAGTTTTGCTACCGCGAAAGCGAATTTCACAGGGTCCTGTATCGAGGCAAGCTCTTTCGCCTTGCTTGGGTTCTTGCCGAGTGCGTATACGAGCAGCGCAGGGTTTTCAGCCCCTTGAAGCAGGACGCCCTGCTGCGTGACGTTGAGCGTTTCTGAGACCGTAGCCTCAGCATCTTCAAAGTCCCGCACCTTGAGTTCGCCACGGGCCTTGCCGTAGCTGTCAAGCTTCTGCTGCCAAGCCTGCTGTGCATCGAGTTCGGCACGTCGCGCACGGGCCTGAGCCTCGTCCGCTTTCGCCTTTCTCTCGAACCACGCTGCCAGCTCACTCTCGTACTTCTCAGCATCGTAGTCGTACTCCTCAAGGGTTGGCTTCTTGCCGACAGTGATGGGCCTCTCGGCCGGTTGACTGACGGTCTTCAGCTTTTCCTCAAGCTCGCGTTTTTCACGCTGTAACTGGCGGTGCTGTTTACGCAACTCGCGCACCCATTCAGGCGCTTGAGCGTGTTCCTCTGGAGGCGGCGCTTCCTCCCCAATCGTGACCATGACCTCATCTTCTTCAACCTCGGGCGGGCTGGCGGGAGCCTCTGTTTCGTCGCCTGTTTGCTCGGGTTGTTCAGTTTCGAGTTCTGGTACTTCGACCTCTGCCGTTTCGTCTGTCATAGTGACCCCATTGTACTCAGCCCTGGACGGCGGGCCGGATGCCGTGATTCCCAGCAGACTGGCGGCACTCGCCGCAGGAACAGCCTGTCAAGGGTTGAAAGCAGTATAGTTCAGAATCGCATGAACCGCGCCACCATTTGCGCCAGGGCGCGAAGTTGGTCATCGGTGAAGTCTGGTAGCCCCTGCTGGCCTTGCGCGCCCTGTGGCGGCTGTGCGCCGGCCTGAGCCACGGCATTCATGAAGGCCGGCTGTGGCCGCTGAGGTTGCAGCATGATGGCCTGCTCAGACGGTGCCGGAGCCGGTGCAGCGGCTGCGCCTTCCTCAAACATCGCGTCGGTCGGCATCTGGCGCTTGTCCTCGGGCCTTGCTGGTCCCTTGAAGCCAAGCCGGCGCGTCTGGTCTGCCTGGATTAGCGGCGCGATCTGTTGACCGATATTGCCAAAGAAGCCAAGCCTCGGGTTGGCCGGCATCGGCCGGATGCCCCGGAACGGCTCCACCGGATTGATAGGCGAGCCGGTCGGCGTCTTCTCGCCGTTGCCGTTCTCGTTGAACTGGCTCATCAGCTTGCCGGTCAGGCGGTTGAAGTTGAACAGGGCCATGTCACTCTCCAATCATTGGCGCTTGTGCAGGCGCGGCCGGGAACTGTGGTGGCGTTGGTGCCAGCGACACCGGAGCGCGTGTAGCCGCCAGCGACAGGTCGTTGATAGCTCGGGCCGTATCGAGCGCTTGTTGCGTGGTGTCCATGTCCACCTTCGCCAGCGTCTCGACGGTTTTGGCGCGGGAAAGCTCGGCATCGGCCACCGTCTTGACCGTATCGGCGCGTGCGCGTGCAGCCTTGGCGATGGCTTCCTCGGCAGCGGCTTGCAGGAAGATGGCGTTGGGATCTTGCTGTTGCGCGGCCTGCATGGCTTCCATCGCAAGCTGCTGCGCTTCCTCTTGCGTAGGCTTGACCACGCCGAGCTTGAGCAGGCGCTGGCGGAAAAAGTCGCGCACATCTGAGATGCCCTCGCCCTCCATGTTCATGATGGCCATGGACTGCAATACCTGGCTGATCTCAGGATCTTGCGTGATGGCAATCATGTTCATAAGCGCACGCACCGTTGCCTGGCGCTTGCTGGAGCTGGACGGGCCGACATCCACGTTCACGTCAAACGTGGCTTTGGACAGGTCGTTCTCCATCTCGACCTCGCCAGTCTCGGTCATCATCGGCCGCATCAACTCGATGCTGTCAACCTCATCCTGAGCGCCGACCATCTTCATCTTGCGGCCTTTCTCAACGTACACGTCTCGGGCCATCTCAAGCCAGACCTCGCCGCAGCGCTTGACCGCCTTGCTCCAGTTGCTGATGTAGATGAAACTCTGCATATCGACGCGCTGTTGGATCAGCTCGACAGCCTTGCCGGAAATGTTGCTGACCATTTTGTCAGCCTGCTGCTGGTTGCCAAGCACGTCCTGCATGTCTTTCTCAGTGACGGTTAGCAGCGCTTCCATGGCGGGCGGCACCACGGGCGGCTTGGTGTAGCCAATCGGGCCGGTGGCGGCTTGGTTGCCGTTCTGGTCGGTCACAGGGTTGAGAAGCAGGTACGGGTAGTTGCGCAGGTTGTCCTCGCTCCACATCAACTGATGGCCGGCGACCTGCTCGGGCAGGAAGATCGGCTTCTCGATGCTGGAGAGCGCGGCAATCTCGCCGAGCTTTGACCTCTGCATGTTGGCCAGACGCTGCGCGTCCTTGGCGAGACGGACGTGTCCCATGCAGCGTTCCACGTTGTCGATGTACCAGCGTTTGCCGTAGACCGGCACGATAGGAATGCACTTGCCTGCGATGTGGCCAAGATCCTCCAGGATGCGCGCACCGTTCATCAAGTATTTGCGGACCTTACGGCGCTTGACCTTCTTTTGCCGGACCTCGACGGAACCGATGGCCTCCAGCGTGCGCTCAAGCTCAGGATCGGACTCAAAGTCCATTTCGCTGTAGCGGTCCTCGGTGCCATCGAGGTTTTGATAGATGCGGATCGTTTCTTTGACATCCTCGACCCGGTAGTATTCTGCGATGTAGACCACATCAGGCGTGAGCCAGTCGAACTCGGTCTGATAGACCTCCTTGGGCCAGCTTGCCGGGTCGTCGCCCCACTCGGCCTGATACGCGGCGCGGGTCACGGCGGTGATAACAAAGCAGCGCGTGGCGTCGGCCTTGTTCTGGCGCTTCGCGTTCAGGTCAAAGAACACGGAGCTGTCGGCGTCGAATATCGGCTCGATGCGGATGCGCTGGCGGTCGTTGTCTTCGTCGTACTCGTCTTCCCATTCGGTCCGGAGCCGGAACGCACCGAAGCCGCCAGCCACGGCCTCCTCGAAAGCGTTGTCGTAGGCTTCCTCGGCGCAACTGTCCATCTCGTCAGCGCGGAACAGTCCGTCGCACACATC